AGCTTGGCAAACAATAACAGTGAATGGTTCCTCAACTATTGACACATTACTTAATGTATCCTTACTACAAGGTGATGGTCATCCAACAGGCTCTTCATTTGCTATATTCTCTAATCTACAGGTAACTGAATAATGGCTAAAGTAACATTAAATAAAGGAGACATAAATAGAACTATAGGAATAGGTAATATTACATTAGTTAAAGGAGATGTTGTTAGATCTATTGGGATTAATAAAATATCAGCTCCTGCCCCACCTGTTATTCTCCCAGGAATTTTAAATATAGATGGAGTCACAATAGCTAATTTAGCTAGTTTTAATGGAATTATTAAGTCTAATATAGATACTATAAATGGTCAATCTTAATTTGGCTTTTATTAATGAATTCTATATATTAAGGCTATGTTTTGGATACTTGAAAATAATAGTCAATTAGAAAAATTTAAATCTAAAAAATTTACTGAAGCTTTTGTTGATATTATTCCTATAGATAAATCATTACATTCTGCGGAGAATAATGTTAGTATAGTTTATATTAGACCCGTTAATCATGTTAAAGGGTATGTCATATCAAATTATCATAATGATGTTAAAGATGTAAATATAAACCTAATACAAGAAGTATTAGATACTTTCCAAACTCTTTATACTTTAGATAAAAAAGATTTTTTATATTATTTTACTCATAAAAATGTTATAGATATTAAATTTATAGAAAGATTTACTTTAGAGGAAACATCTTTACCTTTGTACCATAAAGTAAATAATAATATAATTCCTATATCCAAATTATATGAACAATCTGATTTTAGGTATGAACAGATTAGACATTTATTAGGTAAAAATGTAAATAAATTTTACAACACTTATTATACTAATGTGTTTCATTGGATTGAACAAAATGGATTAAATACTAACAATGGTCCCCTCTATACAAAATTTAATTTATCTCATATTACTACTAGACCTTCTAATACATTTAAAGGGATAAATTTTATGGCTTTGCCTAAAGATAGTGAAATAAAGAAAAATATTATTCCGCGGAATGATATGTTATTAGAGGTTGATATAAGTGCATATCACGTTGTATTAATATCTAAATTGATAGGATATGACTTTGGCTGTATTGATATTCATTCTCATTTTTCAAAACTATATAACGTTGATTATAAAACTTCAAAAGAACTAACATTTAAACAACTCTATGGAGGAGTTTTTGAAGAGTATAAAGATTTAGAATTCTTTAAAAAACTTAATCTGTATGTAGAAGATTTATGGGATACCTTTCAATATCAGGGTTGGATAGAATGTCCAATTTCAAAATACAAATATTATAAAAAGGATTTAGAAAATATGAATCCACAAAAACTTTTAAATTATGTGTTACAAAACTTTGAAACATCAAATAATGTTTGTATACTTCTAAAGATTATAAAGTTATTAAATAGTAAGAAAACAGAAATAATTCATTATATATATGATTCATTTTTATTTGATTTAGACAAAAATGATAAATCATTACTAAATGATATAAAATCTATCTTTGAAGAAAAAGGATTACAAATAAAAATAAGTTATGGAAAAAGCTATGATTCTCTCAAACTCTTATAATATGTATGATTATACCTCAATTTGGGATGATCTAATGAATAAACTGTTCTGTACTTTCTCTTCCTTCCAGGATCTTGATTCTTTAATAGATAAACTTCAATATGACTATACCTTGCTTAACAATAAAATTTTTATCCTCTATATTAAAAGCAATGATGAATATGTTTGTACTTATAATTTAGATCCTTCCACAAAAAACTTCCCAGAAAATACAATTTTAGTCCATAGAAAAAAAGAATCAAATACTCTATATACTATTAATGCCTTAAATGAATTAATCAAAGGTTTAAATAATGGTATTGTTGATACTTCTTATAGAGTGAATTGGCAACATTACAGAAATTGTATCTTACTTACTCAACAAAATGAGTTAAAACAATTAAACACAAGATTATATAAAATCCTTGAAGTTTAATTTGGCTTTTTAGTCCTCTTTTCTTATCTTTAATTCCAATTTAATAATTAAATAATATAAATTACATTTATGGATTTAAATGCTATCAAAAACAAACTGCAGTCAATGCAGCAAAAACCTAAGGGTAAAAAAGTTGATTATGATAAAATCTTCTGGAAACCACCAGTAGGGAAAACACAAATTAGGATTGTTCCTTCTACTTTTAACAAAGCTAATCCTTTTAAAGAGTTGTTTTTTCATTATGGAATTACTAATAAAGTAATGATATCTCCAACTTCATTTGGAGAGAAAGATCCAATAGCAGAATTTGCTAGACAACTTCGTCAATCCAATGATAAGGAAAATTGGAGATTAGCTAAACAGCTTGACCCTAAAATGAGAGTTTTCGTTCCTGTAATTATTAGAGGAGAAGAAGATAAAGGAGTTCGTTTATGGCAGTTTGGAAAAACTACTTATATGGATTTTTTAGGAATGGCTGATGATGATGATATTGGTGATTTTACTGATATTGTTGAAGGTCGTGACTTCACAGTAGATACTGTAGGGCCTGAAGTAACAGGAACACAGTATAATAAATCTAGTCTTCGTCCACGTACTAAAATCACTCCACTATCAGAAGATTCAGATAAAGTTAAAGATTGGTTAGAAAATCAACCAGATCCATCTAGCATCTTTAAAAAGTATACTTTTGAAGAAATGAAAGATGCTTTAGAGAAGTGGTTGACTCCTGAAGAAGATGAAGAAGAATCTTATGAAGAAGGTGAAATTATTGATGAAGAAGTAACTGATTCATCTTCAAGCAAATCAAATTATAAACTAGATATTGCTAAAAAAGTTAGCAAAGTAGATAAATTTGATGCTATGTTTGATGAAAATAATGATAATGACGATTTACCATTTTAATAAGTTATGGCAAGAGGTAAAAAGAAATCAGTTACAGAAGCAGTTAGCGCAGAATTAAAATCAAAATTTAACTTAAATAGTTTTAAAGATAAAAAAGGTCTTAAAAACAATGTTAAATTTAAAGATCAAAAATGGTTACCTCTCTCCCCAGCATTTCAAGAAATAACATCAGTACCTGGTATTCCCTTAGGGCACATTGTGCTCCTAAGGGGACACTCGGATACTGGGAAAACTACAGCATTAATTGAATCTGCTGTAGCTGCTCAAAAAGCAAAAGTACTCCCAGTATTTATCATTACTGAGATGAAATGGAATTGGGAACACGCAGTTCAAATGGGGTTTGAAGTAGAAGAAGTTAAGAATGAGGATGGTGAGATTGAAGATTATGAAGGATTTTTTGTATATGCTGACAGAGAAACACTTCATACTATTGAAGATGTAGCCCACTTTATTCTAGATTTATTAGATGAACAGAAAAAAGGAAACCTACCATATGATTTGTTATTCTTATGGGATTCAATAGGTTCAGTACCTTGTGAAATGTCTGTAAAATCTAATAAAAACAACAATGAGTGGAATGCAGGTGCAATGTCAACACAATTTGGAAATGGAGTTAACCAAATGATTACTTTATCTAGAAAAGAATCATCTCCATATACTAATACTTTAGTTTGTGTTAATAAAGTATGGACTGCTAAAGCTGAAACACCAATGAGTCAACCTAAATTAATGAATAAAGGAGGGTTTGCTATGTGGTTTGATGCTACGTTTGTTGTAACATTTGGTAACATTTCTAATGCTGGTACTTCTAAGATTAAAGCAATCAAGGATGGTAAACAGGTAGAATTTGCTAAACGTACTAATCTTCAAATTGATAAAAACCATATAAATGGTGTAACTACAAGAGGTAGAATTATTATGACTCCACATGGGTTCATTTTAGATACTGATAAATCTCTTAAAGATTACAAAGCAAATCATACTGAAGAATGGAGTAGAATATTAGGAGGAGGTGATTTCACTATTATTGAAGAAGATGCACCACTCGATTCAATCTCAGAATTTACACAAGAACCAGATTAATTATGTCGAAAAAAGAATATTTGAAAATTCTCAATACAATTGTTGAGGATGAGCCAACGTCTGCTCAAAATCCAACAGACAGAGTATTATTAATTGATGGATTGAATTTATTTTTTAGAAACTTTGCGGTTCTGAATTATCTTAATTCTGAAGGAACACATATAGGGGGTCTGAGTGGTTTTCTCAGATCCCTAGGGTTCCTAATTAATCAATTTAAACCAACAAGTGTTTATATTATTTTTGATGGTCCTGGTTCTACTGTTAATAGAAAAAATCTAGTATCTGAATATAAGGAAAGTAGAGATTTGATCAGAGTAAATTGGGAAGTTTTTGATGATAAGAATGATGAAGATGAAGCTAAATTTAATCAATTAGTTAGACTAACTCATTATCTTCAATGCCTTCCAGTTAAAACTATTTCATTAGAAAAAGCAGAAGCTGATGATATTATTGCTCATTTAGCTACTACTTTAGATAAAAAATATAACTCAAAAGTAATTATTACTTCAAGTGATAAGGATTTTTTACAATTGGTTAATAATAACATTACTGTTTATAGACCAATAGAAAAAGCACTATATACACCTCAAACCGTGTTTGACAAATTTGGTGTGTTGCCTGAAAATTTTATCATATATAAAACTTTAATTGGTGATTCATCAGATAAAATCAAAGGAGTTAAAGGGTTAGGCCCTAAAAAAATTCCTAAACTATTCCCAGAACTAAGTTTGAAGCCCCAATCTTTAGATGATATATTAGAAAAATGTGAAAATAATTATAAGGATAACATTGTTTATTCTAGAATGCTTATGGATGAATCAAATATTCAAAAGTATTATAAAATTATGAATTTACATAATCCAATGTTAAAAGATAGTGATAAGGAATATTTAGAAGAACAGATAAAAGAACCTACTAATGAATTAAGAAATAGAGATTTTATTGATTTATATAATCGAGACGGAATAGGTAAAGTTATTAGGAATGTTGAATTTTGGTTAAAAAATACATTTGAAAATTTAAAATAAAATAAAAAGTTATGACATTAAATACACTCTCAAGTTATGGTACAGGTTTTCAAATTAAAGCAATTTCTTGTTTATTAACAGATAAAAAATTTCTTCAAACAATCCATGATATAATCTCAGAAGATTATTTTGAAAACCAAGCACATAATTGGATTGTTAAACAGATACTTGTTTATTATGATAAGTATCATTGCCCCCCATCTATGGAGGTATTAAAAGTAGAATTGAAAAAACTTAAAAATGAAGTACTTCAAATTTCTATTAAAGAACAATTAAAAGAAGCATATATAGCCTCTGAAGATGATCTTGAATATATCGGACAAGAGTTTTCTAATTTTTGTAAAAACCAACAATTAAAGAAAGCTCTCCTAAACTCAGTAGATTTATTAAATGCTGGAGAGTATGATGCTATTAGAGGTTTAGTTGATAATGCTTTAAAAGCAGGACAAGATAAAGATATAGGTCATGAGTATAATAAAGATACTGAGTATCGATATAGAGAAGAACATAGAAAAACAGTTCCTACTCCTTGGAGAGATATAAATGAGATTACTCAAGGTGGATTAGGTGGAGGTGACTTTGGTCTAGTTTTTGGAAATCCAGGTGGTGGTAAAAGTTGGTCTTTAGTAGCATTAGGTGCATTTGCTGTAGAACAAGGATTTAATGTTATTCATTATACTTTAGAGTTAGGTTCAGAATATGTAGGTAGAAGATATGATGCTTGTTTCACAGGAATTAATGTAAGTGATATTACTCAACATAGAACTAAGGTAGAACAAAGAATCTCTACTCTTCCAGGTAATCTTATTATTAAAGAATATCCACCTATGAGAGCATCTATCTCAACTATTGAATCACATATCCAAAAATGTACTGATTTAGATTTTAAACCTGATTTAATTCTTATAGATTATGTTGATTTATTATCAACAAGAAAAAAATCAGCAGATCGTAAAGGGGAGATAGATGATATTTATATTAGCACTAAAGGTCTTGCTCGTCAATTAAATATTCCTGTATGGTCTGTT